AAACCAACGACAAAAAAAGACAAAAACTGGCAGTATTTGACAATTCGGCAAGTGATAATAGTGTATTTGATATAGAACTATTAAAACAAGACTTTGACATTACCGAACTCCAAGATTTTGGCATAGAAATGAGTGAAGACGAAATAGTCAAAGAAATTATAGAAGATGAAGTACCAACAGAAGTGGAAACAAAATGCAAAAAAGGTGATATTTGGATATTGGGGAATCATAGGTTGATGTGTGGCGATAGCACTGTAATCACGGATATTGAAAAACTGATGGATGGGCAAAAGGCAGATATGGTTTTTACTGACCCACCGTGGAATGTAAATTATGGTGCTGTAAGCAAAGACAATGCAATGGGTTATAAACCAAGAACAATCCAAAATGATTCAATGCCTACCGAAGATTTTAGTGAGTTTATGAACTCGGTATTTGCCTTAATGTTTGCATTTAGTAAAGCTGGATGTTTGACCTACGTCGTGATGTCGGCACAAGAGTGGGGAAATATGATGTTGAGATTGAAAGAAAACAACTATCATTGGTCGTCGACAATTATTTGGAATAAAGACAGGTTGGTTATGTCGAGAAAAGATTATCATACAAAATACGAGCCTATTTGGTACGGATGGACAGAGGGTTCAAGATTACATCCATTGACGGACAGGAAACAGTCTGATGTTTGGGATATTCCTCGACCAAGCAGTAGCCCAGAACATCCAACAATGAAACCAATAGAACTTATAGCAAGAGCAGTCCAAAACAGTTCAAAAAGAAACGATTTAGTCGTTGATGTTTTTGGTGGTTCAGGTTCAACTTTGATAGCGTGTGAACAGGTAGAAAGAAAATGTAATATGATGGAACTTGAAGAGAAGTATTGCGACGTGATTATTCAGAGATGGGAGAACTTCACTGGGAAGAAGGCGGAGTTAATATGATAAACAACTTTGGATGGGTTATTACAACTATTTGTTTGATTGGTGATATATTCAACGTAAAAAAGATGTGGATTTGTTGGTATATATGGGCTTTAGGAAATATCCTGTGGTTTTTTATAGACTTACATCAGGGATTATATAGCAGGTGTTTATTGGATACTGTACAATTCTGTTTTTGTGTTTATGGCATTTATTGTTGGCAAATAATGCCAAAAAAATCGGAGTTATGTAATGCAAAGTAAATCAAATCTGATACCTATTAAAAAGGGGCAGTTAAGCAAAGAAGAAGCAAAGGCTCGTGGTTCTAATGGTGGGAAGGCTTCTGTTAAGGCAAGAAAAGAGAAGAGATTATTCAAAGAAATATTGGAAGACATATTAGAAGAGGAAGTAAAGTACGGTGATAGGATGATAACAAAAAAGACGGCTTGGGTATATAAGATAGTGACAAATTCTCTAAACCGAGTAAATAACGGAAAACTAGACGCAATAGATATAAAGGCGTTTGAAATGGGCAGAGACACATTAGGTGAAAAACCAAAAGACAAATTAGAACATACAATCACAGAACCAATAAAGTTTGAAATAATAAGGAAAAAATGAAAATTCAGTTGACCTCAAAACAAGACGAATTTTTATCTCAATTATTTGACCTAGACTTATTGGAAAAGACAGGTGAACTTAAAATCAGAAATGATAACCAGTTTACAGAGTTTTATAGTTTCGGTGGTTTTGGTTCAGGCAAGTCTTATGCTGTATATATGGCAGTGCATTGGATTATGTTAAGCTACCCAAACTGTCACGGAGTGTTTGTAAGAGCAACTTACCCTGAACTTAAAGACTCGGTTATAAAACAGTTTCAAGACCTATTCCCTAGCGAAGAACACCAGTATATATACAAGTCAACCGAAAGATGTTGCGTTTACAATAATGGCGGCCTTTTGGATTTCAGAAGTTTTGATGTAGATACTAAAATACTTTCAAACCAATATGATTTTATAGCCTATTCCCAATTAGAAGAAATTAAAGAAGAACTATTTTTACAGAGTTTGGGCAGAAATAGACGCCAAGACGGCGGACTTCCTAAAAATATTATTTTAGGTGAGGGTAATCCTGCAAGCGGCTGGGCTAAAAGATACCTTAAAGACAAAAAAAGAGCAGATATTTTATTAGTTGAAAGTAAAACAAGCGATAATGCCGAAAATCTACCAACGAATTATGAAAAGAAGTTAAGAGAAACTTACCCTGATTACTGGGTATCAAGATATGTAGACGGCGAGTGGAACAGTTTAGATGAAATGGTATTTTCAGAATTTAGAGAAAAAGAACATCTTATCAATCCGATACCTTTTGAAAACATAAAATCATTTGAAGTTTATCAAGGTTTTGATTATGGCTGGGTGAATCCGTCAGGACTATTATGGGCTTATGTAGATTATGATGGAGTTATCACTATATTTGACGAATGGAAAGACAATAAAAAAACTTGTCCAGAGATTAAAAAGATAAGCGATAGATATGGCAAGTTCCCAGTAATAGCAGACTACTCAATCAAAGCACCAGACAGAGATGGCAGAAGTGTTTGGATGGACTTACAAGATGAGGGTATGGACTTAATAGAGTGCAACAAACAAGAGCTGCAAAGTATAACACTTATAAACTCACTTCTAAAACAAAAGAGATTATTCATAACTAAAAACTGTACTCAACTAAAAGAAGAGATTGAAAACTATAAGTGGAAAAAAATAAAACTCGGACAAGAAAAAAACGCAGAAGAAAAGCCAATTCAAGTAAACAACCATTTAATAGACTCTATGAATTACTTAATATCATACATTGAGGGATTAAGAACAGACAATCCGGAAGAAGCAAGATATAAAAAGAGTTTAGAGTACGCCAACATAAAGGCAAGACCAAAAATTAGTTTAGAGAGGTGGGGCTAATGTTAATCTACACGCTTTATTTAACAATCACATTCATTTTTCTATTGTTTTTGTTCAGGGTTATATACTTCACTTTCGTAATTAAAGATGACCCGATAAAAGCAGTAAGAGTAAAATTGAATTGGCTAGATAAGGTTTATTCTAAGTTAGAGAACAGCGAGAAACAAAAATATCACGCTTAAAAAAGGGGGCTTAAATGTTAGAAGAAGAAATAAAGATTTTAAAAGGGCAAGTAGCAGGGCTAGAAAGTAGACTGTCAGAGATTGAAACAATCAGAGACCCCCAAAGAGCCAATGTCCGTATTGACGCAATGATTGCCGAACAAGAGGCACAGCATACACTTATTGAAGAACTATCAAACAAACTCAATGCTTTTGTTAAAGATGATAAATTTATTGAATTGTTTACCGACGAAGAATTTAGGGCACTTTATGACAACAGCGGATTAAACTCAAAAGATGTATCGGCAATTATTCATAACAATCCAGCATTTAAAGACCAAGATGTTTCAGCACCTGCAATAAGTAAGATTATCAACAGCATAGTAAAAGACGTTCATTTAAGAAGTTTTCTGGGGAGACATTTTAGATATGAAGTTATTAAAAAGCAGAAGCTCAACATCTAATTATGTAAGTCCAGACTTTAAACAAGAGACATTATTTGCATTATTTAAAGAGAGTAAACTAACATTATATGAAATATCAGAAAAATTATGTGTATCTTATGAGTGTGTACGAAATCAAATCTATGGAAAGAAAATAGGAAAGAGAATATGGATAAGATATTACAATTTATTTATAGATTATGGAAGAAAGTAAAACCACCGAAAAGACTTTACAAGTTTGGAACATTAGGACTAAACTTCTTTGATGACCGAACGAGAAAAGAAAAGATATGTGATTATATAGACAACTTCTTTTTTGATTACGTCCAGAATCAGAGAGCAAGAAGAGCATATCGCAAGGCAGTATTTAATTCTTTCTTTTGTTATTCGTTAGGCAGAGTAGTACATAGCACTCAAGAACTGAAAGACAAAGAGAAAGAAGGCTATAGAATGATGTCCTTCAGCGAACTAGAACGAACAGCGAAGAAATATAAAGATAGATTGAATAAAGAACAAGATGAGAAAAGCACAAAGTATTGGAAAGAAGCACTCGGAAAAATTAAAAGTGGCAATAGTAATTATGTCCAACAAATGCAAGAAAGAATAAAAAGTGGTGATATAGTTATAAGACAATAATTGCAAAATATTGCAAATTTTTTGTAATGATTTAACCATAAAAATTGTTTACAATACAATCGTGAAGAGCGATAAAGTTTTATGGACTACTCTTAAAAGTTTGTGGGATAACGGAGCAGACTATAGCGAACAGTCTGTGAAGTTTTATGATTATTGGGACGGAAAGATTGAAAAGTCCAAGTATTTCGGTAACGAAGATAAAACATCTTTAAATGTAGTTAAGGAAATAGTTGAAACAAAAGTAGCTTCTGCATTAGACGCACAGTTCTCAATTCAAGTAGTACCCTCAATAAGTCCATTGAAAGATATGGCAGAAATCAAAGAACATTCAATCGTAGCAGATATATTAAACGAAGAACTACATCATATACTTAATAACAATCAATTCAACGATAAAAAAGAAAAGATATTAAGATATGGGGAGATTTGTGGTTTTTCTGCTTTACAATCAACAATAGAAGAAGATAAAAACGACTCTGCACAGATTAAGTTGACTTATATAGACTCAAAAAATTTAAGGTGGGACAAGTCAGCCCAGCATATAGAAGATAGTTCATATATAGGTTATAAAGTCAGTATCAGTCCAGCCGTAGCAAAAGAAAGATACGCCAAGAAAGAAGACGGGAGTTATGATAAAGAACTATGTAAAATTATAGATGAACTAACGACAAGCATTTCTGGGATAAAGAGTGAAGCAAAGAGTGGGAAGATAATATCTTATCAGACTAACGAAACAGGCGGTTTAGCTTATGCTAATGGAGATGTTGACGGAATACAAGCAGGCAAGAGTGTAGAACTAATAGTAATGTTTTTAGTTGATACATCAGTTTATAGTCCAGAAGCAAATGACAATCAAGAAGTAACAGAATTTAAAGAACAATCAATATTAAAGTATCCTAATGGCAGAATGGTTGTATTTTCGTTAGCCAAAGACAAATATATAGTTTTTGATGATAGACCAGCGCCTGAAGGATTTAAAGGGTTAGGGAACATAGATATATTTAACCCGATGTCCTTGAGTGATTGTATTGAAGGCAAAAGCGAAGTTGAAGACTTAATACCTATACAGAATCGCATAAACGGCACTCTTTCAAAAGAGGCTTTTTTAATATCTCAAAATATCGCTGCTTATTTAGTACCTGACGGAGTGATAGATTTTTCGGACGCAGATGTTATTAATAACACATTTATTCAATCCGCTAAGGCAAGAATGGACGGAAGTAATCAACCGATATTATTGAGGAATGGTGCTATTGACGACGCTATGAAGTTGTTGGAAATAGTCAAACAATACAAACAACAAGCCTATACTGTAGCAAGACTTAACGAAACGATGATTAATGGTGCAAGGCAAATAGGCACTACATCAGCAGACCAAGTTGATAGTCTTAACGAAAGTCCGATGAGTTCAATCCGTATGATACAAAAGAATTTCAAGAACTTCCTCGTAGAAGTTGGAAACAAGATTATTAAGTTGATACAGGAATACTACACAGAGAACAGAATAATAGAGATTGCTTCAGGTTTAAAAGTTGACGATGTTATGTACAAGTATGTCGAAATGGGAGTTAACGAACAAAATGAAAAAGTAATTAACTTCTATAAAGAACTCGGACAGATAGCAAAAACAATCGTAATGAAATCAGACTGGGAATACAAAGTAGATGTTATTGCAGGAACAGAGATACCTAGAAGCCGTAAAGAACTAGCCAATTTAGTAGACAGACTATATAAAGACGGTGTTTTGACAACAGGACAAGATTTAGACATATTAGAACTCTACTTAAAATCAATAGATATGCCGAATTACAGAGCATTCATAAATCTGTTGAGACAGAAGCAGGAACAAGCACAGCAGAATAAACCTATGATAGATATTAGAGCAATACTTGAGAACAAAGACTTATCAGGTAATTTAAAGGCTATCTTTGACGCTTTAAATGGCTTTAGTAAGGCTAAAGGACAATTACTATCAAGTATCGGATTAAACGATAAAACTGACACTTTAGAAGACGCACCTATTCAGGAAGTTACGGCAAAATCTGAAGTATCGGACGTTGCCGTTGCAGTACCTAAAAAGATAAGTGATAACCCGCAAGTAGCAAACGAAGGCGTTGAAAATTCTATTATTAAAGCAGGTATAGACAAAGGAGTTGGTAATGTATAAATGCGGTGATAAGTTTACGTTCAAAAATATGATAGTTGACATTGAAGTTAACGGATATACGCCAATGGCACAGGCTAATACAGGCGAGAATATGTATAACATTCTATTGAATGGACTGCCTATGAAAATAGCCGAATCTTTTTTAGACCAATTTGTTGCACAAGATACACAAAATAAAAAGGTTATAGAAACTAAACCCGAGATAAAAGAACAAATTGTATCGGAAAATAAATCTAAAGGAGTCAAGAAAAATGCCAGAAAATAAACCGCCGTTAGAAGAAATGGGAACAGAACCGAAGGAATTTAATCACGATGAGCATATGGCGAAAGTGAAGTCAGGACTTGAAGCCATAATTGCAAGTGAAGACATCAATGAGGCTAAACAGATTGCACAAAGTCTATTGAGTGAAGAAGAAGCAGAACAGCAGATAGAAGAGCCTAAAGGCTTGTCTATGGCAGATTATATGAAAGGAGGTAGATAATGCCTTTTGTTAAAGAAAGCCACGAGGGAGACCAATTTAAGCAAATCCCGAACGAGACTTTGCGACAGATAGCCTTAACTATCAATAGAGATTTGATTAAAAAGCAGGAAGAAGAAGATAAGAGAAAACAGGTAGAAAAAAAAGGGTTTGGAATATTTTAACGAACCGAAAGGAGTTAAACAATGTCAGAATTAGAAAATGCAGGTGAAGTAATAGAACAAGTAGAGACAACAGAAATACCGAGTCTAGAACCAACAGAAGCTTTGCCAACCGAAACTGAAACGGGAAACGAACCTGTAAATCAGACAACGGAAGCAAAAGTTTATAATTGGGAGACAGACAAAAGGTATGGCAAGATGTGGAAAAATCCAAATGATTTGTATAAGTCTTATAGAAGTATGGAAGAGCAATACCCTGCTTTGAAAAAACAACTAGAAGAAGAGCAGATGAGCAAAAAGACTTTATATGATTTATTAGAAAAACACGGATTTAAGCCTGAAACTTTTGCAGAAGAACTTGAAAGAATAAAACCTTACAGAGATGAGAATAGCGAAATTAATCAAGTTTACAGTTATTGGAACAAATGGGCTAACAACGACCTTTACAAAGACAAAATAGCACAATTTTACCAAGAACTTGAAATGCAAGAGATTCAGAGACAATATCCGAATATGAATGCAGAACAGATAAAAAAGCAAATGGAACTTGAAAGGCAAGTCCAAGAGTTAAAGACTTTCAAACAGCAACAAGAACAGACAAAATATGTTGAAGAAATAAAAGGCACGATTCAAAGTAATTTAGGTGAAGTTGAAAAATTTGCTGCCAGTTTTGGTTATAAGTTAACACCAGAAGTCAAAAACTTTTTACTTGACCATTGTGCGAAAAACGGGATTGACCCAAAGTATATTAAGAGCGAATTTTTTAGTCTTTATCAAGAAGAACTTATGAAAGCAAGAGACAAAAAGATTGAGGGAAACATAAAAGTCAACAAAGAAAAACAGAAAAGTGGAACGATTTTAAACGGTGGTAGTAATAGAAGTACGCCACCAAAAACGATGACAGCTGGAGAAAGGCTTGAGTCGGTAGTAAAAAATATATTTAAATAACAGGAGCTAAACAATGGCACGGCAAACAGCAGAACTAAACGCAGCAGTAACACAGTATATAAGAGATACTTTTGACGATGGCTTAACAAGAGCCACACCACTTTGGAATCACTTATCGTCTAAAGAGGGAAGAAAGAAACAGGTCGGTGGAATTTACTTGCAGTTCCCGATAAAGTTGATTAAAAACGCAACTTCAGGCTTTATATCAGGAACAAACGCAGTAGTTAGTGCCGACCCCTCAATCCAGTTGCAATATGGTATTTTAAACTGGAAATATCATAACTTCAATACAAACTTTACACTTCAAGATTACAACGTAGCTATGGGTTCAAGTGAAGCGGCTTTAGACTTTTTTAAAGGAAAAAGCGACGGAGCAATAGCAGACGCAATGAGAGAATTTGCAGCAGCTTCTTGGGGTTCATCTGCAACAAATCCGTTGGCATTTGAAGGATTAACAGATATATGTGCCGCTTCAGGAACTTCTTATGCAGGATTAACCGATACAGATTACGCAGACCCAACAGCTTATTTGCCTTACATATCAACAGACGCTATCGTTAATTATTCAGCAATAAATAAAATGATTGACGGAGTAAGAGTAAGAATGCAACAGGCTTCTACGATGAATAAAAAGGTTATCGGTCTTATGGGTCAGCCTATTTATTCTAAGTATAAATCAGCTGTACAAAATCAGCAAATATTTATGAATGAAAGCGACGTTGTAAAGACTGGTTTTACGGGCTTCCAAGTTGGCGATGTAACATTCTATATGGACGCAGACGCAAAAGGAACAGGCACAGTCGGTTCAACAGACAATTGGTGTGTAATCATACCAACAGATGTAATGAAACTTTATTACAATTTTGGTTTTGAAAGCAAATCACCTTTTGACACAGATGTTCAGATACCTTTACAGCCGATTAAATCTGTTCAGAAATATTTTTCAGGCAACATAGTTTGCACAAACAGAAGATTGATAGCAGTAAATAAGTCGTTTACAGCATAGGAGTAATAAAATGGCAGAACAAACATACAGCAGACAGGCACTAGGAAATATTGCAGATTTGGGAATTGCTTCAGCGACAGCACAATATCCATTAGGTACGATTGTTGAGACGATTGATAATACTACTGGGCAATTGAAGAAATATATTTATATCAAAAACTCAAATGCAACATTAACAGCAGCTGAAAGTTCTATTATTACATTATCAGCAACTACAGGTGCAGAACTTGTTGCAGGTGTACCAGCGACTTCGGCAGTTTATAAATTGGCTGGAGTTGCACCGATAACCGTACCAGCTAATTACTACTTTTGGTTGCAAATATATGGCAATGCTTTGACTTTAACAACAGATACGGTAGTTTTAGGAAACACAGTAATATTAGCTGACGGAGTTGCAACAGTAACTGATTCAACAGGAGCAGTAGAGTTAGAAAATTCAGTTGGTATCGCCAAAACAGGTTGCACAGGTGCAGGAGTAATAACGACATTCTTGCTCGGTAAAAGAGTAACTTTACCGTCAGTAGAATAGCAAATAAAAGAATAGGAGACAAAACAATGGCAGAACAGTTTTATTCAAGACAAGCATTAGGCAACATTGCGGATTTATCCGTTGCCTCTGCAACAGCACAATATCCAGTCGGGACAGAAGTTGAAACAATAGATAACTCTACTGGGAAATTGAGAAAATACATTTACATTAAAAATTCAGCTTCTTCTTTGGCTGCAAAAGCAACATCAGTAATCACGCTTTCGGGAACTAATGGTGCAGAATTAGTAGCAGGTGTTCCAGCAACGTCAACAGTTTATATTCTTGCAGGTGTATCAAATATAACAGTTGCAGCTAACTATTATTTTTGGTTACAGACCTATGGAGATACAACTGTAACAACGGCAGGCGGAACAACAGCAGGGAATACAGGTAAACTTGCCAACGGAGTAGCGACAATTACTGATGAATCAGGAACAGCAGAAACAGCAAAGACAATAGGAATAATTAAAACAACTTTGAGTGGTGCTGGCGACGCTTCAGTATTTTTAATTGGCAAGAGAATCACAATCTAATAGGGGGATATAAAAATGGCTTTTTCAAGTTCAATAGTAGTAAGTCAACCTATTTTCGGAGTTAGATTAGTGATAGGAACTTATGCAAATGACGGAGGTTCAACGGGTGGCGATATACCGACAGGATTGGGAACAGTTCAGTCAGTTATATTGACTCCAAAAGGTTCTTCTGTATCAGCAAATGCCCCAGTATATAATGAGACGTTACCTTTAACAAATGCGAGCGGTACGGTTACGATAGTTACAAGCGCAAATGAGTCAGGTTCGTTTATTATTGCAGGGCTTTAAAAAAAATCTAAAAGGGTGGGCTTAAAAACCCACCCTAGCAGAGAGGATAAATATGGCAACAACAGCAGTCCCATTATACAGGACAGATGACAAATCCAGAGACGGACAAAAGCAGTTGATTATGTGGTGTGAAGCAGATGAGGCACTACCGACTGGCGAATATGTTTGTTTTGATTTAATCTTAACAAAGAACGACGGAACTTTGGTATATAAACCTATACTTGACGGCGACGGAGTATTAGTTAAAATTGAAGATAAAGATACTTTTGTTTGTTTAGATTATAACTTCCAAGATATAAGAGCAAATTATGTCGGAGCAGCAGTACCAGCAGGGCTTGAAGTACATATGAGTTAAAAGAGGTGTTATGGCAACAACTAAAACTTATGTAATAAACGAAGTTTCAAAATCTGTTGACATAAACGGGATTGAAACACAGATATCTACGCAAGAAATTGTGCAAGACTATCACGATGAAACTGGAATAAGTGTAAAAATTGGGACTGATACAGCAGACCAAATTATTTATTCTAACGACAAAGAATTTTCTTTTATTGAATTTATATCAGACCAGACCGTAACAGTTGATTTTCAAACAGATGGAGTTTCGTTTTTTACAGGGGATATTAAACATTTTAGAGCAAATCTTGCAGGTGATAAATTATCTGTTACGGTTACAAATGAAAGTACATATACAGCAACTATTAAACTTTTAGTGCTTACAGAATATAATTCGTAAGTGACGCCATCTGTATAACGGAGCAAAAAATGAACGTATCGGAAGCATTAAGAAGAATAAACTTTAAAATCGGGACTTTGGACGATATTACAGGCAGAGCGATAAACAATATTATCCAAACAAGATATATTATAGACGAATTGAATACACAGTTAAGAGCTTACGCTAACACTACAAAGGGGATACAATCTGTTTATTCCGTTCCTTTGAACACAAAGACACCAGTAGTTACAGCACCACCTTTGGCATTAAGAAGTGAAAGCATATTTTTTGCCGAAGTCATAAACAACCAAAAGATTTATCCGTTAGATATACGAGGAGTGAACGAAGTTTTAAATAACTTTACTATAAATCCTTTTGTTGGAATAACATCGTGGGCTATGCCATTTATGGACGGAAACATCAAGTATCTAGGATTATATCCTATGAACTCAATATCGGCTAATACAGCGACTTTAGCTAGTGATATTGATACAACTAAAGACACAACAATAACAGTTGACAGCACAGTCGGATTTTTAAACAATTTCGGAAGAATAAAAATCGGCGAAGAAGTTATTTTATATCAATACAAAGACGACACGAAGTTTTATAATTGCATATTCGGAACGGAAGGGACAATACCAGTAAATCATACTGCAGGGGTAACTGTCAGTCATTGTAACTTAATTATTTATTATTCTAGACTTCCTGTTAAAATCATAGTTACAGATGACAATTTTGTTTCACAAGAAACATTATCAAGAGAAATTGAAGTCGTTGAAGAACATTTAGAGGGGATAATAAAGATAGTAGCCTACAATTTAATTTTGAAACTAGATAAAGAGCGTGCAGGTCAATATAAAGTTGACGCACAGGAATTGTTTGACCAATATACAGCAGATATAAGAAAGGGGTATCAGAAGATTCGGAAGGGTGCAAACTTAAGGGAGCCTTATATTTCGCAGTCTGGATACCCTGCTTATACTAATCTACAAACTTAGGAATTTTATGAGCGAAAAAGTCTCAATAGAAAAATTTAAAGGAATAAAGAACGATACCGACCCAAAACAGACAAGTTTTGAGTATTTTTCTAATATCGTTAACTTTGATTTTCAGAATACATCAACATTAGGACTTGAACCGATACTGTATCCTAAAGTATTAAACTTTTTTGAAGCGTCGCAAATAGACGGGATAGCAGAATATTTGTTTTTAGACTCTAATAATGTTTTAAGACAGAAAATAATTGTAGTATGTAACGGAAGTATTTATTTTACAGACTTTACAACAAAAACTTTAATTAAAAGTGGACTTCATACCGGCAAATGTTCGTTCGCCGTTTATCTTGATAAGCTACTTATTACTAACGGGATTGACAATATACAAGTTTATGACGGAGAAAATGATAAAATAAAAGAAATGGGAGCACCGTATCTTTACATAGAAAACACAGGACTTCTTTTAGGTGTTTATAGATATGCAATAACTTATGTAACGACTGGTGGCGAAGAAGTTATAGGTAGTGTATCTGAGCCGATAACGACTTATAATAACTCTGTCAGAGTAGAGCTTCCGATAGGATATGATGGAACTACTAAGAGAAGAATTTATCGTACAGCAGGAAACGGAACACAGCTAAAATTTTTAAAAGAGATTGACGATAATACGACTTTAACTTTTATTGATAATTTAGGCGATTATTTTCTTTCGACAGATATACCAGCGACAAACAACGAACTACCAAAACCTTATTTTTTGCAAACAGCAGGAGGTAAATTATACGGTGGAAAAGTTGACAAATATCCGACTCAATTATTCCCTACAACTGTCGGCAATTTAGTTTTTGATTTGGCTTCATTTATAGACATATCTAATTATAGCGTAGATAATTCAGCAATTCAGGGTTTAGGTGAAGATTTTGACAAAATAGTTGTTGGAACACAAAAAAATATATTCTTTGTCAATCCTACAGACGACACAGTTGTTTTGACTCGTGCAAATGTTGGTTTTCTTGATGGTTATACGCTCGCTAAGATACCTAGCTTCGCAGGTTTCACAGGTGGGCTTATGTTTGTATCAACGGCAAGAGATATAAGGATTATGACAGGTTTACAATCTTTGCCAGTTTCAACTTCGCTTGATAATATTTCAACTTTAAATTACGCACAAGATATTCAAGGAACTTTACCTTTGGATTTAAAGTCTTATACAAATATTCACGCACAATATTTTAATTATAGATACCATTTGCAGATAGATAATATTAGATATGTTTTTGATATTCGTAATAATTCGTGGACTACACATAAAGTCCAGACTGAAACTTATTTGTCTAGTCCGTCGGTACTTTCGGTTATAAACAACCAGTTATACAATGGACAAGTTGACGGATATTGTGAGTTAGAGTATGCGGAAGTGCAATATAGAGATGAAGATTGTCAAGCTAAGTTAGAAAGTGTAGAGATAAACGCTTCAAGTCAGTTTTCTTTTATAGAAAAAATGTATTTTTGGTTTAATTCCAGCGAGAACAACAATATGGAACTAACAGTAACGACGGACTCAAACCAAGCATACAAAGAAACAAAAGAATTTAATATTTTAGATGGTGCATTTAACGAAGATTTTTTAGATATAAATTTTGGAACAAATAAAAACGGAATGGATTATAGAGTTTTCAATATATATAAGCCGTGCCGTTGGATTAAATATAAGTTAGTAATATCAAGCGGTAGTATTTCGTTCCAGAATTTTGAAATTAGCGGGCAAACTATAAGCAATAAGGAGTAGATATGAATTTTTGGGTTAATTTTTTTGAGAATCTTGTAAAAAGCTTTTTAGGCGTTAAATATGTATTTGGTATTACTCCCGTAGTAGCTGCTTCTTTAATCGCTGCTGGTTCAAATCTTTTAGGCAGTACTGCTAGCGGGATAGCAGGTTCAAACGCTGCTAAGCAAGCATTGGAACACTCAAAATGGGCTATGAATTTAAGAAAAAAGGCTTATGATGAAATGCTTGGCAGAGCAGGTGCAACGGCAACGGCTGGAGAGTCGGCTTTATCAGGGCTTACAGGCACACAGTTGCCAGAATTAGCACAAATGAAAGAAGATGTATTAAATAATAGTAATCAAGCATTAAATCAAGGTGCTAGCCAACTTCAAGCCAGTTTGCAACAAGCAGGACTTAGAGGCGGACAAGCAGGAACTCAATTAGCAAGAGGAATAGGAAGTATGACACAATCAGCTAATCAAGATATAAATAAGTTGATATATGACGAAGCACAACAGAGAAAACAATTACAAGCAGCATACGAAGCGGCTAAGGCTCAAGCAGGAACTCAAGCTGGATTACAGCAATTTGCATAAGGAGTTGAAAATGGTAAACGGAACGGACTTACAAGAAGCATATAGAAAAGCACTTTTAGAAAATATGCAACCAAAAAATACAAAAGAAGAAATGTGGGCTAGTGTTATTGAAAATGCTTTGCCGAACATTGGAAAAATAGTTGCAGCGACTACAATGTCAGGTGCAGGTTCACAAGCTTTCAACCAAGCAACAGATGAGGGTATGGCAAGAAGTCAGGCACAAAGACAGGCTTACAAATTGGCACAAGAGCAAAAACAAAAAGACTTTCTGCAGATTTTAAAAGACCAGATAACACAAGAACAAGAAGGTAAAAGATACGACGAAGAAAAAGGATTTAAAGAAGGTCAGGCAAAAACACAAGCTGAACAGTTTGCACAAGAGTTAGAACTTAAAAAAACAAAACAAGCCCAAGATTTAGCAACGAAGCAGAGAGAATTAGCTTTAAAGCAACTTGAGATATTACAGAAAGGCAAAGATATAAAATTAAGTCCTAGTGAACAAAAATATCAAGAAGCCAGAGGAACAGGTAAAGCAAAATCACAGACCGAATATGAGGAAACGCTAGCTAACTTTGAACCTTTAGAAAAACAACTTATGGAAGCAATAGCATTAGTGCCTAATACTGTCACAGGTCCGTTGTCTGGGATTGAGATAACTGGCAGAAGATACGGATTAGGTAGTAAAGACAAATTAGCAAACACAGCAAGATTACAGACTATTATAAATAAGCAAGTTTTGGCTGGATTACAGAATTTTAAGGGTGCAATATCTGATAAGGAAAGAGAATTTTTAGAAAAGATGGTAGGTGGTGGAACAGGCGCAACGGCTAAAGAAATACAGGCAAGATTAAGCACAATTTTAGAGAATTTAAGAAATGATGTAAAATCAAAACAAAAAGCATTTGAAAGATTTAATGAAAAAAATGAAATTAAAAAGGATAGTCTAGGAATACTATGAACTATACAGAATTTGCACAAAAGATAAAAACTAAATATCCGGAATATCAAGAAATGGACGATTTAGAGTTATCACAAAAAGTCGTTTCTAAATATCCTGAATATAAAGATACTGTTGATTTTAATGAAACAGCAGAACAGCCAACAGAAACAACAAAACCAATTCCAGCCGATATAGGACTATCACAAAGTTTTGCAAAAGGGTTAACTTTTGGCACGGCTCCTCTAATTGCAGGCGGAGTGGATGTCTTAAGAAATATAGGCAAAAATGTATCTAGTGGAAATTTAAACTATTTAAAAGACACAGGAAAGTCTTTTGAACAAGGTAGAAAAAGGTTTTTAGAAAGTCAAGGGCAATATGAGAAAGAGGCTCCTGTTGCTGCGACATTAGCAGACATTGCAGGCGGATTAGCAATGCCAGTCGGTAGTGCTGGAGCAGTTGCAAAAGGACTTTCAACATTGCAAAAAATAAAGCAGGGTGCTAAAGTAGGTTCAGCTTTAGGTGGAGCTTACGGATTAGGCACTGGTTTATCTGAAAATCAAGATAAGGCTGTAGACATCCAAAAGGGGCTAAAAGGTGCAGGAATTGGAGCTGGGATAGGTGCTTTAGGCGGAACATTAGCAACATCAATACCACTGGGTATAAAAAAGCTTATTACTTCAAAAGATGTCGGTAGAAAACTTGATTATATAGTACCTAGTGGCACACAGAAAAAAACTATAGAGAATATAATAGAAAATCCAAAAGTTCAAAAAGAAGCAGTTAAAAAAGGCTTTAATATGAATTATGACATATATTTAGATGACGCTTCAAAAAGAATTGTAGAAATAAA